GTGGTCATTTTCCCCCCTTATGTTTCCGTGAGTGCACAATAAGGCCATAAGGACTCCTCGCCTTAAATCTGCATATATCACAGATAACCTTAGTAGATTTTTCTTTTGGTTTGGGTTCTTCTGGTTTCGTATGTATCACAGTAGTCATAGTCATTTCTGACTTTTCTAAAATCGGCGCAGGAATAAACTCATTCGTCTGCTTAACGAAATACCACGCCCCGAGTGGAACAGATGCAGTAAAGTTATTCTCTTTGTTAAAAACATACCTGACTCTATTGAAGTAAAGTTTAGATAATGATTTCCCTCCTGTGTAACGAATTATTATACTTTCCATCTTTTTTCTCCTCCTCCTCCTTGTAATTGGATTTCCAATAGTGCAAACATTGTTATAATAACGATAGCGATTCTCGGAGACTGCCCAATCCCTGAGAATATCGGAGCCATCGGCGAATGGGACAAACAAATTGCGGATGCAACAATACAACCCGCAAAAACGGTATTTAAAAGGAGAGTTTTGTCCGCCCTCCTATATCTTTTGACTTTATTGCAGAAAAATATAAATAAAAATATACATCCAACAATCCCCACGCAAAGTCCAAATTCCAAATAATCATTATACAGACGATCTGCCGTGCCATATTGAGGCCAGCAGAATTCATCTGTCATACCGAATATGCTTCCAAAACCCCAACCTTGAAGCGGCTTATCAAATATCAATTCCAATGCCTTTTTCCAAATCGTAGTCCGCATTATTAACTTGCGAAGAAGCTGGTCGCGGAAGTGGACGATAAAAATAGTCATTCCGGAAAGTATCGCCAAAAAATGAATCGAGCCAAACCTTTTTTTTGCAGCAATAAACGCCAAACCTACCACCGTAGCCATTCCAGCGGTAGCGGATTTTGAAAGAACCAAGCCCATAACAGGAAAAATCGCCATCAACGGGTGCAGATAGAGTGCTATGGGAAAAATTATCGCCTGAAAATCCCCGTGAAACGCCGAAGTTCCCATAAAAGCACAGGATCCAGAAGAAGTATCATACACAAAATCAAGTCCGAACCTCTGAGAAAGACCTAAGATGGCATTTATTGCTGAAAGTAAAACCAAAGTCTTTAGAATACACCGGACATTCTTGGCATAACAGACAATCAGGTAATAAAGCAACAGCAAAAAGACTATGTTTACCAATGCCATCCGGCTGTAAGGCGTCGGAGCGATAAAGATATTCAAGAAACAAACAAAACCCAGTGCAAATAACGTCTTGTCTTTCAGGTCTCTCTGCTTCTTTTGAGAAAGAGCCACAAAGAAAAGGAATATCACCCCAAGTTGAAAGAATTGAAGCTGTGTTTGCGCCAAAGGTAAATTTCCCCAATAAAAAATAGGGGCAAGAAATAGAAAGACCTTTAACACAAAGTCAAAACTATTCATAAAGAATCAGATATGTTCCGCTGGCAATACTTTTCCAAACATACAGCCCATTAGAAACTTCAATCGGGTATTCCAAAATAATAGTTTCGCTATTCCCGGCAGTAGCAACCTCAATCTCCAGTATTATATTTTCCTCATCCAAAGACGGCTCATATTCATCGTAAAGAGTCAAGAAGGCTCCGATTGCGTCGTGATTTATTAAACTTACCGCCCATATTCTTGCATCGCCCCTGACTATTTGCACACTATTGTCCGTACCTACTGCTTTGGACTTCCCGATATGATCTGGTTCCATACGAGCTTCTGCTATTATCGGCAATATAAACAGCAGTATCAAAAATAGACAAAGTATTCTTTTCATTCCTTCTCCTTGTTAGAAAAAAGCGGGAGCCCACAAAAGACTCCCGCTTATCTTTAATCTGGTTCTTGTCCTCGGTAGTGGATTACAGCATAGGCATCCGTCAAAATCACAGAAAAACCTGTTGTTAAACGAATCGGGTCGTCTCCGAAATCAATGTAATAACCTTTACCGGTTGTCGCTTCATAAATTTCAAAGACACACGTAGAGGCAGCAGTCCCTCCCATACTTCCAGCATCATATATTCCTATTGCTGATGTTCCTGCTGTCCCCGTTACGAATATCCGGTAAATGTTCACAGGTTCAGATATAGATGCGATGACATTCGTACTCGCCAACAATATATCTGTGTGCTTTAACGGTTGATGTCGCTCTCCTGGGGCTGCTTTGTCTCTGGTGATTACAAAATCATCATCGGCAAAAGCAACAGTTGAAAGAGTTGCGATTAAACCCACTACCAAGAGGAGTAGTAATCGTTTCATAGTATCTCCTTATCGGTAATGAAGAACAATCGCACCATTAGTTACTACCAGTGAACATCCTGTATCAAACTTGAGAGGATTTTCGCCGAAGTCAATATAATGACCTTCGCCGTCGGTTGCTTCATAGATTTCTATCTCGCATCTGGCAACTGTTTCCGCTCCAAGAGTTGCTGTATCATATAATCCAAATGTTAAACTACCCGCTGTATTGTTGACCATAATGCGATAGATATCTATGCCGTGTCCTGCAACAAGTTGATTAGATGTTAGTGCACCGGAAGTCTTTAATGGGCTCGTTCTACTGCTATCTGCGCAAGCAGAAGAGCATAATCCAACAACCAAGCCAATAACCAATAAGAAAGATAGTAACTTTTTCATAGTTTCCTCCTCCTTAAATGGTTCCTGGGTTCTTTGCGTAGGATTTAGCCAGGAGATAATTCTTAGGAACAGAATTAGTATCCTTGACTGCCACCTGCCCAAAAATCGCTTTCACGCCGATACCATTCTCAAATCCATAATCGTAGGTTTGGGTTATGGGTGTCGGTTTCATCCCCCAGCCACGAACTGCAACTTCCGCCCCAAAGCCAATCTGAGTTGACACATTGCGAAGAGTTATTAACGCGCCTGCCGTGTGAGCTGCTGCGGTTGTCCCATTCGCACCTCTTCCACCAAGAGCAACTGTAAAAGTGTAAGAGTTTGCCTTTGCAGTATAGGTCATTTCCTCGTTGTCAATCCTCAAAGTCCCCTCTGTAGGGAAAAACCTTAAGTAATTAGCTTTGGTGTTACTGCCTACTGTTGGATTAGTAGAAATATCAGTCATATCGGCAGATAACCGAGCTTCAGGTCTCAAAGGTGAACCCTGAACATTAAGACCAGACTTTACTGAACGGTGAACATACAAAATACAACCATTGCATATTCCAAGTGCACCAGTAAATATCCTATTCGTTTCACCTCTAATGCCTGCATCTCGCTGTGCCTGCTGCCATACTGGATCTCCCTTCAACCAATACTCGTCAAGCTCGGAAATAACGATACCATAAGTATCTAATTCCTCGCCATTACTCATCTTGGTTGATATAGGAATTGCCCCCTTGCGTTGTAACGCAAGTTTGATGCGGTCTATTTCCTCAGTCCCGAATGTATCGTTGACACCTAAGGCTGCTTCATTTGCGGCATCACCGGCATAAAGAACTTCCGCATCCGTTTCGGTTGTGATTAACTGAATAAACATACTCCCATCAATATGACGGGCAACCCAGTTGGATAATCTTTGCCGTGCTACCTGAACTATGGAGAAATTAACTCGTCTCTCTAAGTTCTCGGTAAATGCCACAGCATTGCGTATCCAATCAACTGTCAGATCAAACTGACCCATTGACAGTTTATCTTCACTACCCTCTAAGATAGTTTCGCCTGTTACTCCTGAAGAAATAAGTTGGGACATAACTTGAAAGTGAATGATGTCTCCAGGCCCTTTAGTAAAATCATCTTTGGTGATGATGGGCTTGGATGAACCTTCACGTCCCTCAAATTTTGCACCCCAAAAGGCTTTACGCATACCGTCGTCAAAAAGCCTTTTCGACCAAAACTCTGGGACTGCCTTATCAAATTCCCCAGTACCAGCAACACCAGCATCATAGGTGTGCATACTGAGCGTTACGCCTCGATTATTTCTTAGGAGATTAAATAAATACTTCCACATAGTATCTCCTTATTGCGTCTGTGATTTATCGTAAGCATCTCTTGCATCATCGGAAGGTAGTGCCATATATTGCTCATAAGTAAGTTTGCCCTGAGTTGCTGGCTTAGAACCCCTACCGGCAATAGCACCTACCCTACCTTTACTCGCACTCGGTGAAGTCTGCCTACTTAACTCCAACGATGCGGCTTCAACAGCTATCCTATAAGCAAAAGGGGTTAATAGTTGCACAGTCCCGGATGCGTCTTGAGTAGCAAGTTTTCGCTCAAACAGGATTTCATTTGCGCGAAGATACAACTTACTTTTAGGGTTAGCGACGTCAGGATAAAGTTTCTTGGTTTCTTCCCAATTTTCTGACACTTGAGTTTTGAAATCGCTTTGTGCTTGCGTTTCCTGACTGTTCTTAGCGAATCTCTGTTCCACAAGATTATTAAAATAATTACTTAATACCCTTGCGGTCTCACCGTCAAAATGCTTGGTAAGGTCAGTAACCTTATCCTCCACTTCCTTTTTCTCACCGGGAGTTAGTGCTGATTGCACCATTCCCGTAAGACGCTTAATTTCCTGAGCCATACGAGTTGCTTCTCTATTAGAGTTCTCGTATCCGGCCTCAAGTTCTTCCGGCGTCTTATACTTTCCGGCATACAGTTTTTCCTCTTCTGCTATCGGGGTTACTTGAGGTGTTACCTCAGTTCCCTCGGGCTGTTCTACTACTGGTGGGGCCAAATTTTCCTCTTCGGGGTTAATCGGCGTTACCACTTTTTCTACTACCATTTTACTTCCTCCTTATAAAAAAAGCCGTATCAGTTCCTGAAACATTCAGGGTTACTAATACAGCTCTTATTTTCTAAGCTACTGTAATTACTTCCTAATTGTCTGATATTTGTTTACGTCTATCACCTCCCCAGACGAAAAGTTTATTTTAATATAACCGTGAAACTTCTCTTCTTTTAATTCTTTTAAATTTTTATCTTCCTGAAATTTTTCCTCAAAACTTTTCAACCAATCAATCATTCTTCTTTTGGTTTCTTTTCCTCTAAATCCTTTGCGTCAATTTCGTCTTTTTCTTCGTCGGATTTATTCATATAATCATCTTCTGAAATTTTGCCAACTCCAAGATGACTCATAATAGCATCAAGTTTTTTATTTATTTGATTTAGTTCATCAGGCATAATATCCTCCTATTTTCCCACCCTGAAAAAGTTATCAATTCGGGAAGGTCTTTTTTTCTGTTCGTTTTTCCTTACTGTCTTGGCTTTTATCTCTAAAATTTTAGGTATATTTAATGCCATCTTTAGTCCCTTTTTAATAAGCTGATAATGTTTAAGCAATTCCGCAGGGGCTTGAAGATTATCCATATATGCGGTATATTCGTCTATCAATCGATTGAGATGTTGTTCATAAACTAACCAACCATTATGTTTTGATACAGCAAGCCAATTAGTGTATTCGGTAATACTTTTACTGTCCGACGACTGCTGGGATACCTGCGGGTTGACCACCTTGCCCACCTCCTTGCTTTGCCAGTTTTGCCTGCTCCTCTGCCTGTTGTTGTTGAAGTAACTGTATTGCTTGCGCTGTATCCTGTATTCTTCTTTGTTGCAATTCCTCTAAAGTGGGAAGTTTTACATTGCGCATATCTATTGCCTTGAAATAATTATCCGTAATTGTATACATTACCTCATCGGTAATAACAGGATTTTTCCCATAAGAGTTCATAGATGTCTGATAGGCTGCATTTGCCCTCTCTTGCTCTATTTGACGGTTGATGTTTATGGAGTTTCCTGCCGCCTCAAAATCAAAGTTTCCGAGAAATCCCTGTTTGCCTATTTTTCTAAAAGGATTTTCTTTTCCTGTTAAGCGATAAACTAACTCATCTTCTAAAAACTCGGCATTTAACTGGACTATAAAATCATACAAATCCTCGTTGACATCCTGCAAAGCCCGTATAAAATCATCAAACTTTATATTTCCCTCGCCCACTATCGTCATTATTCCAGTAGCGGTTCTGTTTGAGGCAATAGTGCTTTCAGTCCCTAAAGAATAGTCTGTTACACCGAATAACTTTTGCACCAGAGCAAGTAGAAACTCTATCTTTACGAATTCCATTTGCTCGGATTTAGGAAGTTCAAGCACTTTGAAGGCGGCGGGATTATCATTCGTCCAATTAGCACCCGGGCCAAAAGGATTTTCGTCAGGGTCGTGGTTAGCAGGTGTAATTACAGGCGGGTTGTTATTGATAGAACCTCTGTCTATTGCCTGATTAAATATAGCGTCTATTAAATTGCGTATTCCAATAAGAAACTCAGGAACTCCTTTACCGTAGAAAGAACCATCCATAGGGATAATCTGGTAATGGAAGAACGGTCTCTTGGGATAAGGGGTAATCATCCAGCCCAAAAGTTTGCTATTTTGAACTGCTATCGTATTGTCTATGTTGGCGGTTAGGTCTTTGGTGGCGATAAAAACCACTACCTCCTCATCAAGTCCGTCGTTATTGACATCATATTTTCCGTGCCATTCGCTTATGAGAATTTTTTTGAAATTGTGATTGGTATTGGATGGATCGGCAGGAGCACTTAATAAATCCTGCTCAATTTCTTTAACCGCTTTCTCATCAAATAGCCCATCCTCAATATCACCTATCCTGCGCTTTAGCCAGTCAAGTGTTCTCTCATACTGGTCGGCAATCCAGTCAAGTTCTTCTATTTCTGGGGTATCTGCGTCTTTGGGAATAACTATTTGCTTTATGTTGCGGGTATAAATCTTGGGACTGTCATAAACCTTTTTCTCCTCGGACAATATCTGCTTGCTCTTGAATAACGGCCCCCCTGTCAATGGATTTACCGCAGGTATTTCTTCATCTTTCTTAAACTCAATCGGTTTTCCCTCTGATCCTGTGGGTTCTTGACCTTCTACCGGTTGATTAACAAGAGGTTCTCCTGTTAATCCATCAATGGCATAGTAAACAGTTCTGTTTATAATTTTATAAGTTTCTTCCCAGACGCATTTTACTATCGCATCCCCAGACATTACTACATTCTTAAAACAAGTTTTCATCCTGCGATAGATTTTCATTACTTTGTCAACTTGGAAATTAAGGGCATCTTGCACTGTGGGGGCTTGGGCAAAGTCATCCTCGCTATGACCTTTAACCCAGACAATAGGTTTTGCCCCATAACAGACTTTTAAAAATCTCGGCAGTAATCCCTCAATGGTAAAGGCTTCTATGGGAATACCAATGTCGGAGGCATTATCCCACGGAAAGTTTTTCGGGTTAGCTTTCGGATCTTCCCCCCAACCCATAAGCCCTGATATGGAACGCTTGGCCTCATAGCGACTGACATACTCATCAACATCGGCAAGGCGTTTATAATAATAACGCTTGGAGTCATTGACCCATTTGACTACATCGTCTTTTAACTTTACTTCGTCAAACTTTGCCAATTTTGTTTTAGTAGGCTCTGGCATTTATTTTTTCCTTATGTTTTTTATATTGCCTAAAATTCCTGTGCCTCTGGGTGGAAGTTTAGAAGTTCCATATAATCTTTTATGCCTTTTTCTGCGTTCCTCATTTGTGCGGGGTTTACCATATTTACGATAATCAAATGCCATTTTATTTTTCCCCTAATTTTTTTGCCAATTCTTTGGCGAAAGTTTTTATATGAACACAAGTAAAATCTTTAGGTATCCAAGCCTGTTTAAATCTGCAATTTTTTTTGGTAGCCTTAAGCATATCCTCTATCTTTTTCCTCATATTATTTCTTTCGGATATTCTTGGTTTCGCCGAGAGCAGGTTTCCCTGTAGGCTCCCAACCCCTTCTTACGCCTTCCAATAATCTGCGCTGGCGTTCTGCTTTCACCTTCGTAGTTTTTTTAGCCGATACTTTGCCGTCGTGAGAAACTCTGTATCCATCAACTTTTCTCACCTTTACGGGACTCACTTTTTCCCTCCAAATGCTCCGCCAATTCTATTTTTTATCCGATTGATTTTATTCATAGTTTGGCTGGCAATTCCTCCGCTAATAATTTTTCTATTTTTATCCTGTGGGTTAAAGTCATCAACTATTTTCTCGCAGTAATGAAGAATACCGATAGCCCGCAGTTTATCAAGCCAGAAATTCGGAGAAGCATCAAGGGCAACGGTGTCGTTCTTAATCCATATCTCGGCTATCTTGAAATCTTTGGGTTGTTCTGGTTGCGTAAGTTTTATTTTTTCTGCATATAAGCTACTTAATTCTTTTCGAACATCCTTGTTGTCTTTTTGGGGTTCTAATTCTTTAATTCTGGCTTCAATGGAAATCAATCTACCATTACCTTCTTCTTTTATTTCGTCAGGCATAGGAAATCCTTTCTACGCATATTTCAGTTAATGGGTCAAATGATACTTTATAATTTCCTCCTATTGTAAAAATAATATTTTTAACAATTCTTCTAATGGGGAATTCTATATCAACCCATTGAAAATCTTTTTTCCCAAACCAAAATCTATTAGCCTTTTTTCTATCTCTTCTAAGTTTCATCAATACCCCGCCAATCCCCGATATCTCGGTTTCTTCTTCTTGTGGAATGTCTTGTCCTTATATGGTTGCTCAATCCTCACCTGTCCCGCTATCGCCCTTGCAAACACCACATCATCACATTTGCCCTGCTCGGCCTCCGGGTGTTTTTTCTTGGGGTTGTTGATGAATGTCCAGCATTGCTGAATTAAGTCCTTATCAACCAAATCCGTTGATCCGTCAAAAATCTCCTCACCCAACTGCGAGAGCATCTGAGGGCGGGTAACTAAATTAGTGTTCCAACCCAGCTCAAGCGTGGGCTCGGTAAAGCCTTTCTTTTTCTTGACCTTGCGGTAAACCCTGCCATACTTTTTGTATAAGTCCTGATTGACGGAGTAGCCATAGCCCTTGTTTTCACAAGCAATTAGGGCGTCATTGTAGTAATGCCCCATTTTCATCAAATCCTCAGCGAACCTGTCAGGAGCGGTGTTATGGTTATAAACACAAGCGGTTTTATTAGTGCGCTTGTTCAAAACAACCCCAGCGCTCTTGTCCCCGTGAGCCAGACCCTCGGCCGGGTCGCCCCCTATGGCGTATTGATCAAGCCTTAAGGGAAGTTCATAAATCTTAAATGAACCCGTAGGGTCTTGCCTGAACACGAACTTGCCCTCTTCCTTGACGATATTGCCTATCGCAAAGGGTTTCTTGATATCCTGCTCCTTGAGCGCGGTCTTATCAAAGAATAAATCCCCCGTTGAAATAAACGCCGTCGTATCACAGTCCGGGTATTCCTGATTGAATGTCATCACCTTACGGTTGCAGTTGTTGACAATGCACCACCTGCGCCAGTTAATCTGCCCCGAGGTAAGGTTGTATTTTATTTTCAGCTTTTCCTCCTCCTCAAGGAACTTGCCCCGCTCTGTTGGCGTAGAGAACTCAATCGCCTCTATGGGGTAAAGGCCGTTAGCCAGGGGAAGCGTATATTCGGCAATCTGGAACCACGGAATAAACAGCGTCTGCCAGTCGGACTGCCCGTTAATGCACTGCACCCACTCATCGTAGAACTGGTTGCCTATGCCGTTGGCCGTTGTTTCCCCGATTACGATAGTTCCCGGCAAATTAGGCACGGATTGGTTAAGGCCGGTAAGCAGAGCCTGCAAGTCCGGGAAATACGCGCACTCCGATAAATGAACCATCCTAAATGTATACGACCTGCCAGCTTTCTTGTTATCAGCGGTATCTATGAGTATTTGGGAATGTATCCGGTCAAATTCCAGCTTCTTCTCGTTGGAGTGCTTGATTTTGGGCTTTAGGTGCTCATCCATTCTTTCGTGATAGAGCTTCTGCATCTCAAACAGGTAATTTGAGCTGTCTAAATCGTGGGAGATGACGCTTGAGTTCACGCCTTCCCCTTGTGAGGTATAAGCGTACAGAATGGCCTCTATAAGCGTAGAAACCCCTGCCTGGCGAGCCTTAAGCACCCAAAGGCGCACTGGCTTGCCCGATTTCAGCATTTCCTTGATTTTCTTCAGGATTATCACCTGAACGGAATTAAGTTTGAAATGTATCAACTGGCCGGATTTGGTCTTGATAGTGAGGAATTCCTTTTCCACGAGGAACAGGGGGGTTTTCTCGGCAACGAGCTTCTCGGCCTCGAAAAGCTCCTTTGTAGTCATTTTTGGGGGTTCAAGGGTAGTTGGCATAGTTTATTCCATAGTATGAAGATACCATTTATTATCTAATTCATAAATATAGAAACGGTATTTAAGCAAGTGTTGTAAATTCTGCGGCATATCTATTCTGGGGTTATAACAGTCTATGATAATTTTCAAGTTGTTCATAGAGTTTGAAAAACTGTGGGAGGTCAGGTGGGGGATATTTAAATAAACGGGGATTTCTTCGTGTCCCCCTCCCCCCCCCTCTTCATATTGTCATTATCGTACACAACTTCGCATAATAAATCTTATGTCGCTATCGTCCTGTTGCAAGTGCTTGTTATGTCTATGCTTAACTGCTGTATACCATATGTTGATGTGTTAACTACAATCGCTAATGGACAAGTTCCCCAACATCTTGTGGTTTAGCCCGCTGTCATATATTCTTTCATCCGGTTATATTTGGCGGCCTTTTCTTTCTCGTTTATCTCAACCCGGCCAGTGGCGTTGCCTTTCAATAGCTCAATGATTTTAGTCAGTTCTCCGACGGGGTCTTTGGATTTATTGATGAGGTGCATTAATTCTTTGTTGACGGTATCTTGAGAAGTGGAAAACACTTTTGTTTCAGCGGCCAGCTTCAGGTCTAATAGATATTGCAACCTATCTATGAGTGATTTCTGCTCCTTTACCCCTTCTTCAACTCCATTGCTTGCAACTATAGTTTCAACCTGTGAATAGTACTTCTCTCTTTTATTATGCCAATCCCTTCGCTTAGCATAATAAGATAATAAACCTTTTGATATTCCATACTTATCCATAATTTCCGTAAACTTCATTCGTTGCTTGACAAACTCATTCTCTATGATTATTAAGGGATATTTACTTTTCCTTCCTTCGCTTCCCATTTTAATTGTCCTTCTATTTTGGAAGTCGTTTTACTCGATTTTGCCTTTTTCCAGCCGACTCACTTAAAAATCCCTTCATATTTGACCGTAGAGCCATTTAAATTGCTTGGGTGATAGCCAAGCCTTACCTACTTCGTGCTTATTGAGCTTTCCCTTAACTCTACGCTTTGAGCCTGTCTAGGATAGGACTTAGAACGACCTTGCCTATAGTAATATAAAGGGCAATCTGTCATAGGACAATGTATTACTTCATATCTTACGCCAGCGGAGCAAGCCAAACAGTTTGCTCTTATAGCTTTTAAGGGGGTTAGTTTCTTCATTTATTCCTTCTCCGCACGAATCATTGTTTTCAAGACCTTAAGCCTTTCAAGGTATTTATTGCTATTATGCGCCAGGGCAAGCTGTTTGATCAGGCCTGCGACATCCAGGGTTCTTAGTTCTTCTGCGCTTAATACTTGGGGAAGATTTTCCATAAAATAATTTATTTTTATTTATTTCAAATATAATCTCTGATATATATATATTAAGTATAGCACTTTATTACATCATACCAAAGGATTATTTTACACTCCGACGAGAGATATATTTAAATGGTGGGGTGAAAGTGAAACACTTTTGTATGGTGGGATTACTGTTTCTCCAATATCCTCGAAATAATAGATTGTAAGTGCCTTAAATATGTTATCGCCTTCTTCACTTGTCCCAGTTTACCCTTAAGCCTGGTTGTTTCCTTCTGAGTGAGCTGAACCGGCCTGAACAAACGGCGCAGGAGATACTGTCTGGGAACTCTTACGAATACACAGAGCTTGGGCAGGAGTTTTGGTTCAATGGATTGTCTTTTCATTTCCTCCCTTCTCGATACCCATCTTTATAACCTGCTTGCCAAATTTGATGTCTTAACTTTTCTACCTCATCTTTGCGATCATCATAAATCCTATTTATCTCGCTTTTATCCTCAAATGTCATCCCTAAAGCATTGGCATAAACCTCCAGCCTATGCCTCAAATCAGGTGCGGTAAAGTCAAGATATTCTACTTGTTTTGTTACTACTATTGTTTCGGGCTTTTTCAATGTGCCAATCCACATACCAGCCAGAAACAACGCAACGCAGATAATAACATTCTTCATTCCTTCCCTCCTTTTCTATAATCTCTTCTTGATAAGTCAAATATTATCCAAATCACCACTCCTGTAACCGCTATTATCCAAAGTATCCAAGCGTGGTTATCAATCCAAGAAAAGCCCTCATTAGTCTGGGCAAGTATATCTCTTGCGAAATGGTTTACTTTCATCATCACTTTTGCTTATAAGCTTCATCGAGCTGGGCGATAACATCATCACAATAAATTTGTGTTCCGCAACACTCTGTAGTAAAATCTTGCAATATCTTCCTCGCCTTATCATTCTTCTCTCTCTGTGGTCTTATTCGTTGTCAGCCTCATAAAATACTTCATCAATCTCTACTTTGAAATTTCTATCGTCTTCACTACACATCTGCTTAAATTTCAACATTACATTTAATAGTCTACTTCTCAAATCAAAAAACTCTTCATCTTTACTCATCTCTCCTCCTCTATCCCCAATCCCTCAAGCGTTTCCTTGCGGTATTTACCTTGCCGTCTGGTAAGACTAAATTTTATTTACTTTTCAGGAACAAATGCTAATGCTTCAGCAATTGCTATGTCATCGCCTTCGTGTATCTCTGTAGAAGTATTATAAATCCATCCACCATTAACCTTAAAACGCTTGGTAGATTTCATTATACGCATATTGTCATCTTCGTAAACTGCTTTACCTATTACCTCACAATCAGGAACGAAAGGAACTAAAATGTTCCAGCCATTTTTCTCGGCCTGTTCTTGATTAAGATTTTTCATATCTCTCATAATTCACCCCCTTTCAATTTATTATATTTTCCAAACAGCAAGGCATTCATTCTATTTTCATATTCCTCAAAATCTCCTCTTGGTATCGTTTAAGGAAGATTATTTTAGTATTGAACTGTATCTATATATTTACTATTTACTCGGTAAAGTATTTCGTCACCAACATAAATTGCAAACCAAATAATAGAAGCCATTTCGCCATTTTCCTCGTAAGGTAAAATTTTAGTTATCTTTTTATCACCAATATTCATTCCTATTTCGTAAAAACATTCATCTCCTCCTAAAACTGGAAAAGTAATACGTTTTATTTCTCTTTGGTCGTCTAAAATTCTATTGAACATTTCCTCCTCCTCATTCTTTTATTCCTAAGTTAATAAAAATCTCCTCTTGATATCGTTTAAGTATCTCTGTCATTCTGGAAACTCCTGTCTTAATTTGCCTTTCCAAACTTTCTTGAGATTATTTTTCATAAAGACTGGGATATTAGCAAAATCTGCTTGCCTAAGTATATTTGCTATCCAATCAGCTTTTGGTTGATATTCTTTGCTACTCTGTCCTGTCATAGCACCAATGATTATCCAACCAAAAGAATAATTATTATCAAGATAAATTTCTCCCAACAATGGCTCACAAGAAAGAAATCTTAAATTGTTTCCAAATATAGCAGGAGGTAAAAGTCCTTGTCTTTGTTTATTTTTCCAACTTGTAACAGTTATGCCCAACCAGCAATTATCAGAAAATCTAACAGAAGTATAACCCTTGTAATTTTTGGTAAGAAACTGAAAAGTATGTTGCGGTATATTGCCCACTGCTCTTATAATATAATTTATAAATTCATCAGGTATCCAATCTCCAAAAATATCGTGGGTTGAGCCGACAAATACTCGGGAAGGCTTTTTGATTTTGCTAATTCTTGAAAACTCATTGGGTTCTAATCTGATTGTTTCATTCCACTTAAATCGCTTATACATCCGCCGGGCATAGCAATACCAACAACCACCTTTACATAGCCCCTTAAGGGGATTTATTGTATAATCTGTCCACTCAATTTTGGTTTTATTCATTTTATCCCTAAGTTTTCAAATATCTGTTTACGATACCTCTTAAGTATCTCTGTTACTTCTGGGGAGTAGCCTTCTATTTTGGGGAATTGCTTCTCTATCCATTTGAAGATGGCGGAGTGAGCTTGGCCAATGGCTCTATTTCTTTCATCACCATAAATATCTATATTTCGTGCATCCATAGCAATGGTTAACTTTGTCAATATCTCATTCAGTTTCATTTTTCACTCCTAAGTTTTTAAGGGCTTGTTGGTGGATTGCTTTGGCTATTCTATTATCTTCTATCATTGCTACCCAACATTCACTCCCAGGAATAGTCCGCAAAATATTATTTATCTCCTCTTCACTCGGCAAAAACTTCACTATAAGGTTATCTATCTCAAATTTAGCCTGTTTCTTATGCTTGGGAATAAAGTACACTCCACATTTGGCGAATATGCGTTCGGTGAGGTGATGGTATTTATAAATCTCGTTCATCTCTCCTCCTTAATTTCAAAACACCCTCTATCTTTTAACTTCTGTACGGTTACTTCATCAAAACAGAATACACCCACTTCATTAAGCACCCATATAATATCTTTAAGCGTAGCGTTGTCTTTAATCTTGAACCTCCCACTTGCCATATTTATATCAACTACTCCTTCTTCCCCCCAAGCAAAGGGTGTAATTAAACACAACATCAAAGCTAAGATTATCTGTTTCATCTCTCACTCCTTGTCTTTACTTTCCGCTATTAAAGTTTTCTTTAATAAGATTAACGCTTAATCGTTTCTAACTTGCATATCCTTTTCTCTATTTCATCTAATCTTTCCTTTATTTTTTTTAACTCTTGTTCATCTATCCACATTTGCTTAATCTCCTTTAATCATTCTTGTTTTGATTTAAAAATCGCTCGTATATTTCAGCCTCTTTCTCCGTAACCCTGAATAGGTGGCTTCGGTTTGTATGGCAATCCCGACATAAACCTACGCAGTTAAAGGGACTATTTATAAACAAAGGGTATAATCTCTTATTTACCTTGCTTTGAGATAATTTATGGTGAAAATCTACGATCGGCTCATAGCAGTTCAATACTCGGCATATTCCATTTTGGCACTCGAATATATCTCGTTTAACTTCGTCGGGAAAGCCTTTCATAACTCCAATTCCTCTTTGCAGTGCGGACAAATATGGCTTAAATCTTCTGGCTCAAAATTATTTCCGCAGTAACAACAGCTCATTTTTGTCTCTGATAGAGTTTAAGCACTTTCTTTACATAATTGACGCTTTCGCGGGGCATATCCTGCCAATCCTTGCCTTCTCGTAATAACCGGCGCATTCTTGTTATACCCCCATTATAACTTACTAACATTCGTTCTATCGTATAGTCGTCTTTAAGATAATGTTCTTTAAGCCTTCGGAGATACCAAGTGCCAATTTGTTTATTTATTTCAGGAACGAAAAGATGATAATTTTCATAAGTGCATAAATCCCACTCGTGGTTATTTCCATAAGTAAAAGTCACTCCCACATAATACATATCTTCTTCTTTTTTCTTTAACTGTTCTTGGTTATATTCTTTCAACACAATCGCACTTATTTGCATTAAACCAATACATCCTGCTTTAGAAATAGCATTAGAGTTCCCTGAACTTTCAACTTGAATAACAAACGGCACAAGGTCATCTATCTCCGCCCCCCAACTCAAACCTTGCATCCAAACGCACATAAAAATAAGCAATAATGCTCCTAAAAAAAATAACCAGATGGTTTTCATTGGGATCCTTTCGTTAGTAAATCTTTTATACTAAACGCCCACTTACCCTGCTTGTCGTTCTTATTTATCTGCTGTTGGGCGTGCCATAGTCCGCTTTCGACCCTAAGCACCTTAATGAACCACGGCCAGGGCTTATCTATCTTCGCCTTGTCGCGTTCGTAGGCCTCACACACCCGTAGCAACACTTCTTCCGGGAACTGCCAATCTTTGGGCTGACCGATTAGTTTTTTGACTTTAGCTATAAGGTTGTAGATATTAAATCCTTGTTTATAAACAGAAGCCAATTTAGTTTCTAATTTACTTGATATTAGATTGCTCATTTTGATTAAACCCAACTATAGTTTTGATTAATCGATTGCTCATTTTGATTAATCCTCGCTTCAGTTTTGATTAATCGATTTTAAGAGATTGCTCATTTTGATTAAACTTAAGCACAAAATTGTTTTTTGGAGATTGCTCAAAACTATAAACATATATATTATACCAGTATCTACTCATAAAGTAGATTGCTTCTCTTGCCAAAATAGAAGTCTTTAAACTGACCATTGAATTGATAAGTACAAAGACCTCCAAAAAGGCCTCCTTGCTTAGTTTTTTTTATCCAATCGTTCTTAAGAAGCTCTTTAAGTGCTCTATTCATTGTGGCCGGGCTCAATATATCTTTCATTTCTGCGTATGATAGACTAATTTCAGCTTGAGTTTTATAGTTAAACTTTGCCCGCATATAAATATAGAGAACTTTTGCTGAACTTGGTAATTTTTTCCACCCTAGATCCTTCAATAAATCTCTCCGCAGCATTACAAAAGGCGGTGCTTTTGGTTTTTTTGCCATTATCCCTCATAAATAAAAATGTCCGATAGGCGAACAAGCGTTCTTTACTCTGTCTTGGGAGGCAGACCTACCGGACAATAAAAAACGACGGCTACAATTCTCCGTCGTAAAATTAACTACTCTTTGCTTGTTCATTTCTTGCCTCCCCTTTTGTAATCATAGCATAACATAAAATCTAAACCTTGTCAAATGTTCTTTTTATTTTTTGGTCTGCCAATTACATCATAATGAAAATTTATATTACATTTATGACATACTGCCATTAAATTTGATAACTTATGATTAGATTTGGTTTTATCTATATGATGAATTTCAGTAGCTACTTTTCCACAAACTTCACATTTAGGATTTTGCATTAAAATAATAAGTCGTTGTTTCTTCATAAAAGCGTGATTAAAATATTCAGCAATTCCACCACGCCAGTTAGGATTTAATTTACCTTTTTTAATTTTACTAAAGTAATTTTTCCATTTTTTAAGAGTGCCTCTTATTTTTTCTTTTGCTTCTTTTGTATGAGGTTTATTGTGCATTTTATCCTCCATATAAAAGGGTAGCCTTCAGGCGACAAACAGAAGCGCGGTTAAGCGTTTCGAGCCATCCAACTACCCATTGTTCTAACATAAAAAACCCGCCTCCTGTTTGTCCCTTATATCTTACACCCCTTCAATATGTTTGTCAAGAACTCATTTTAATTATTTTAAGAGCTGGCTCGGCAGGAATGGTTACCTGCATTTGCTCCCCTGGTATCTGTTTCAGAGTCTGCACTACGAAACAGAAAGTCGGAGTTTGGGAGCGCTCACAACCAAAATCAAAGTAGGACTTACAGACATTACCCACTTTGTGCGTCTAATTCCGCCACGAACCAGCTCATTAATTCAATTCCTCTTCCCCCAGAAAATCAAACTCTTCAACGCATCGTTCTCCATCCTCAATGCTTTAATCTGTGCCAGCTTATCGAATAAAACTTCATTAGTTCTGGACAGAAATCCGCAGACAATATCCTTTTCCGCTACTGTTTCTCTTAATGCCTGCTTCAACGCCTCTACTATTTCTAAATCATTAAGTTTGGTCATCAAATTCCCCCTCTATCGGCAAAAAGTTGCTGCAATAATTGTATCTATCGGTCATTCTTGGGGCATCTTTATTTTTGTAGCAAGTCCCCTGTTCACATAAATGAGAGGCATTTATCGGTTGAAACCACCTACAATCTGCGCATTCCTTCAGATTAAACTGCTCGGGCATTGTTAATTACCTCGTAGATTGCAATATTAGCATTTTTCCCATCCCAAAGTCCGCGACGCAATTTTTCTTCTCTATCAAGCCGTCTTAATCTCGGATGCTCGCCCTCGCACCATTCGCGGCAACTCCTATTGGCGCGCAGATAATAAAAAGTCAACCCGTACCGGCTGATGTCAACGCTGTTAAATAACTTTTTCTGTTTACACCAAATCCAGAATTTATCAGATGCGGTCATAAACAAATCAGTAACCATAGGGGTTCCTTATTTTTTAGAATGTATTTTTTGCCCTGTAATTATATCTGTTGCAGGACATTTCTCTTGTAATGCTTCTGACCAATCTTCTTTAGATAATTTACTGGTAACACCTTTTGGATTATCCGCCAACCATTGAGATAAATCTTCAAGAGTTTTGAAAACGGGAGAAATGGGACTACCTTCGCTTACTGTCTCCCAACATTGATAACCTTCTCCTATAAGTGGTTCTGTAGATTGCCATTTATTATATTGTTCTTTTATGGCTGGGTCTATTGCTTCACCTTTACAATGCTTACATATACCCCATTCGTCAGCATTTAAACCCGCAACTTGAATTATCTTTTTTGTTGCTTCCCATCTATCGCAAGCATCGTGTCCAAAACTTAAATCACTTTTTCTCCCAGCAAGACCACAAGTTAATTCGTTCATTTCTTTTGAAGGAATATTAAAAAAATCAAAATAGCCATCTTGAAAATAAGGGTGATTTTTACCTTTTAAACTATCAGTGCCAGAAAGCATAAGTAAAAGAACTAACTCTGTCAATCTCTTCCTTGCGGGTGTTTCTCCATTTTGACACTGGGGACATTCTTTATAATATGAATTAAGATAACCCGACCAAACTTTATTAAGTGGATAATCAAAATCTAAAGGCACTCGTTTTAATTCTCTACTCATCATCATTACCATATTACTCATTTCTTCCTCCTCTCATACCTCCTACACAACGGAATTAAATACGGTGCGATTACTAACATTAGGAACGGTAAACAGGCGAGTATTAGAATTAGAATGTTCATATCCCCTCCATTTACACCCCCGCCCGGGACGATAGGCTGAAACAGTTTGAGGGTGGTACCTATCGCCAATCCGGGACAGACGGGGTGATGTTAAAATGGTAAAGTTTCCTGTTCTTCTTCTGGTGTTTCTTCTTCGGGCTTTGCTTGAAAACTTACTGGCACTGCAGCTATAGGTTGTAAGATTATACTCTTGCCGCCTTGAGTGTTTAATGCTAGTTTGATAGTGGCCTTTTTGCCTACCCATTCTAAAGTATCATCGCCCCACGCTTCAATCAATGCTAATCTTGAAGGCTTAATAATAGTTAATTGTTTCTCCTCATTTTCGTGCTTTACCCTGAAGACAAGTTGACGGACACTCGTTCCATCATCGTAAGTAAATTTTTGGGAATTTCTCCATTCCCCTTCATCCAAAAACTCTACAACAGAACCCTCTGTGCAGTTCTTCGCCGACAACCATTGTCCACCTTTATTGAGTTTCATTTTACTATTTCCTTTCTATATTCTTTTTCTGTTTTACTTCTCTTTTTAGCATTACAACTTCTATGAGCAATTGCTAAATTCTTATATTTATTCGTACCTCCTCGACTAATGGGTATCTTATGCTCAATACAATCTTGTCCAAATTCAATGGGTTCTAAACAAAGGTAGCAAGTCAATGTGCCAAAGTACTTGATGTTATCCTCATAAAGCATTTGAATTTGTTTAATAGACAGATTTCCTGCAAGTGTATGTCTTTTGGTACAATGTAATTTTTTATATTCTTTTGTTGAAGATATTCCTCCTTTCCAATTAAAATGGTTTTTACCAGTTTTAAATTCAGTTTGAGAAGAATGATGATTTCCCATATGTTTTAAACTAATTAATTCTTTAGTTCTTTTAGTGTGTTTTTTACCATAAAAATGATTATTTTTTCCTGCCATAGTTTGTTTTTGAGCAAGATGTTTACATTTTCTTGAGCAATACTTTTTTTCTGATAATCTTGATTTAAATACATAAAAACTTTTTTTACACTGTAAACAATTCCTAAATTTTCCAGTTTTTCTATAGGGTCGAGGTAGTTTACGCCAATCCATTATCTTCTCCAATAAAAAAGGCGCATTTCGGTCATCAGCGAGAAAACGGCTAAGTCTTCCCAACCTACTTTGCGCCAGTTTTGGACAATAAAAAAGCCCTCTCCTCGCTGATATTAAAAGTATATCATTTATTGGAGCATTTGTCAACATAATAATTATAACTCTATTTGTGAACGAAAAAGCGATTGATAGGCATTAAGTTCTTGGCAAATAGTATTTATTTTGACTATGGTACTACGATATGTTGAGTCTGCTAAATCAGCATTAAGTTTCTCTTGGTAGCAAATTCCTCTTGCAATTTTCTCAACAAGGGTAGCAGGCGGATTCTGTATCTTATTGCCGTCAAGTTCCATTTCTTGGCCGTTCTTGAGTTTGATTATAGTCCCTGCTAATGCTTTTTCATAAAGAGCCAACTGCTCTGCTTTTTCAAAACCGTCTTTCTCAAGTCTTGCCCTGCCCCTTTCAAGAAGTTTTATCTTATCCTCTATAACTTTGGCAATAAGTTTCATTGATTCTCCTTTCTAAATTCCAAATCTCTCTCTAAATTTTGCTCGCGTCCTTAAGAAATTCTGATAATTACCTTTTACATCTTCCGTTATATTAGGTTTAAAACACCCTGTCTTATTGGGGCATTTACCAATAGGACAGATTATCAAATTATCCACTTTTTCTTTATAAGCAACAGCATAAGCAGCAGTTTGAAGATGAGAAAAGCTACTCCCTGTTTTCCAATCTGCTATTGCCAGTTTTCCTTTATATTTAACCAATGCGTCAAAACGGCCAGAATAACAAACCTCGTCATTGAAAACCTCTACTTCTGTTTTGATAAATTCAAAGTCTTTACCAAATTGCTCAAAAAACTTCTTATATGAGCAATCTTTCCAAGACAAGTTAAGCGAACCTGTGGTAACAATAATTAAATCTCCTTTTAGTTCTGGCATATCCACAGGCTCAAGCCACTTACCGTTTTTAATATATTCTTCTACTAATCTATGGACAATCGTTCCCCGACTTGCATATTGCCTTAATTCATCATCGGATATCTTCCAGTCTTTATTCCAAGAAAGAATAGAAGTAACGGAAGGATATTTCTTACCATTCTTTTCTCTAAAGCGGATATTCTGATACTGTTTTTCTATTAGGTCAATCTTGGCTTGGTTGGCGGTCATATCAAATTGGAAGTGTAAGGCTTGCTTGAGCCTTGTAAAGCACTCCTCTACGCTTTCGCCTTCCTCTGGCTCGGCTGTTATATCAAAGGAAGGTTTAAGATTTTCGTAACTTGCGATTGGAATAACTCCGCTTAACCCTGCGTGGATTTCTTTTATCTTCATCTTAATTCCCTCCTTCTGTTATTTCTGCTAAGTCCTTTATATCTTCTTGGTGATCCTCTATTGCGTGTTCCTCGTTGAAATCAATAAATTTTGTTGTCCGAATAGCACAAAGGTGAGTACATTTCCAGCATTCTCGTTTGGCAGGGTGGATTTTTGTACAACGAATATATGTGCGCATTATTTACCTCCTAAAATTTGACCGGACAAAAAAGAAACCATAAGTTTTCTGCTTATGGTCGCCACATCCTTTTCAGGAGTCTTTCCTGCCCGGTTTTGTTTTAGGTTTTTATCGTGGCCTTGCATATTCATTTATACCTCTACTTTTTCTATCTCATAAATATAATTGACAATCTTATCTGACCATCCTGCTATCATTTCCCAACCAGATTGATATAAGATTGAGGGTTTGTATCCAGCAATGTTGACAATATAGCCATATTTAGCCCAACAAGGTATAATTTCATCGTGGGCTTGCTCGTCAGTAATAACAATTACTCTTTGGCAAGGGTCGCCATTTACTCGTCTCAAAGCATCACCTAAATATGTGCCATCTTGAGGTTGACTATTTATCACATCATCTATAAAAGCCATTCCTCGTTTGGTAGAAGTAACTTTGATTAAATGTTCAGAAAAAGAGTAAACCATAGTTTGAGAACTCTCTTTTAGAATTGCTGCCAGAGCAGAAGCAGCCTCTAATCTTCGCATATCACTTTTGGCTGATAATTGGCCGTCCATTGAGCCACTAACATCTACCAAAATAATAGTTACTCCTTCAAGTTTGGGAAGATTTTTGATAGAAAGCAAAAAGGCTTGATTTATTGCTTGTTTTATTTTTCCAGTAGATACATTTTGCTCGGCAGCAATAAATCTAAAAGGAAGGACTTTTGACTTAGTAATATTTTCACTATTAAGCAAAGCATTGCAGATTAATTCAATATCGCAACCTGCTTCTTCCATATTTCGCAGATTACGAAGTAAAGCCATATAACCAAGTTTGTTTTCTTTAATCAATCGTTCAAAGGTTTCTTTTTTATCTTTGCCTGCGGATAGTTTAACTTCCCAAGTATCGGGGCTTTCCAAAGTGCCATCAATAAGTTTCTTCCAAATGGCCTCTTGTTCTTTGTCTTTAGGTTTTGCGTGGCATAGAAATAGAACATCCCTTAACTTTACAGTAGTATTATCTCGGTTGTATTTCGCCAAAGCATAAGCAGAAAATTTAACAAATGCACGAGCCAAACCTTTTTTCACCTGAGCAGACAAAGGACATCTACCATCAAGCCAATACATAGCTAAAAATTCAGAGAGTTCATCTGGTCTTTGGATAATATTGCATAAGGTATTACTAACTATTCTTCCTTTAGTTAGACGGGCAAGTTCACGGGTAAGAAACAGGGGAACAGAGCGAAGGTGCATATCATTGCGGGTTTTAATGGCAAGTTCGGAGATAAACTCAGGTTTGACTTTTTGGCAGAGTTCTTTAATTCTTTCTGCCATATCAGAGCCTTTCTCATAAAAGGTATTCTCAAATAAAAGGCAGGTCATAACAGCACGGGTAAGTTCTTTTTCAGGGGATAAATTGACAGCTCTGCCACCTTCAAAAGTTTTAACTTGTGATTGCGTCTTAATGTTTACTCGTGCCATTTACAACCTCCTTTTAGTTATCTGGGGAACAAGTGGTTCAAGGGTTAACTTTTAGCAGAAGTATCCTTGACCTTCGCCACCAGAAAAATTAAGGGGAGAACAAGCGATAAGAGAGCCGTGCACGCCTTTCGGCTGCGTCCGTTCGCCAATAGAAGTATCTCTTATCTTCGCTACCCCAAATAATTGAGCAGGGAACAAACGATTGGAGTTTTTTCTTTCATAGAGAAGTATCTCCAATCTTCGCCACTGCATATTTTTATACCTTTCTTGCATTCAAATAAAATTCAACAGCAACTTCTGCAATCTTGCTTTTAGACCATTTTTCAATTATAGCAAGTTCTTGCATCCGCTTGTCAATTTCTTTTTTTACCCTTAGTGCAATTCTAACCTTTTCCATTTCGTTCCTCTTAATGACTAATTATACCATATTGAAATAGTTTGTCAACTAACTTTTGTTTTCTTAACATAGCGTCGGAAGGATTATTTAGGTAGGATTTTTTCTATTTCTTCTATTGCTAAATACTCCTTGTAAGTTTTATCTTTCTTTTTAGCATTGCAACTTCTATGAGCAATCGCTAAATTATTATAATTATTAGTTCCACCACGAATGAGAGGTATCTTATGTTCTAAGCAATCTTGTCTAAATTCAATAGGTTTTAAACAAAGATAGCAAGTAAGAGCTCCATATTGTTTTATATTATCCTCATAGACTAATTGGATTGTCTTTAAATCTAATTTTCCTGCTTTTCTTTTTCGTAATCTTGCTATTTTATTATAATATGAACGAGGATATCCTCTATATTTCCAATTTAAAATTCCTTTCCTTGAACATTTTTTGCACCTTTTATATTTTCTTCGACTTAATTGTTTACCACAATTTAAGCAATCAGGCAATCCTCCTTTCCAATTAGGATGTTTTTCTTTAGGTTGCCCCTTCTTAAATTCGGTAGCAGGAGAATGATGTTGTCTTTTTCTTATACTACCAGAATTAGTATATCCCTTTTTTCCTGCAAGCCAAGTAATATGTCCTTTTTGAAATCCACATTGTTCTTGATGGCTATTAGGATGTTTCCCACGACTATATTTCATTTTATTTTCCAAATTAAAGGGCAACCTTCAGGTATCCAAAGGAAAACGGTTAAGTTCTCCAACCATCCAGTCGCCCAATTTTAACAATAAAAAATCCGCTCTCCTTTGGACAATATAAATATATCATAGAAAAGACGAAAAGTCAAACTATTTAATTATTTTTTGGATATCTTCTAAACTTCTAATTATACAATAAACTCTGAAAGGCGGCAAATGGAAATTTTCCCTAAAGGCTTTCTGATAATCCGACAATGGATTTTTACCTACTTTGCATTCCCAACCATACATTGTCTTATCAGACGCAAAAGAGAAAATGTCTGGCAGGCCTCGCATTAAATCGGGAGAGGCGATAAATCCGCCACCTTTTAAAGGCGTTCCAATTACATTTACCTTACCGGCAATATGGCCTTTACTCCTTAAATAGATAAGGGCTTGCCTGCGCAGATGGGTTTCCGGATTGTCCTTTTTCTTAGGCCGGTTGTATCTGTATGCTTTACTTAAATACGGGCTTATTGCCATGATCAAGAAGGGCAACTACGCTTACTGGGATGAATTGTCTCAAATTCACAGGAACTTGAGGCCAGTAATATGTAATTGCCCCCTTCCTTTATATTAGAATATTAACCTTGTGATTATCTCGCCACTTCCTTCTTTTGTAAACATTTCACCCATTGGGGTAAGTCCAGCAATCCCTATCTGCATTCTTCCTTCCTTTATTATAGGAATTATATTTAACACAGGAACTGCTGAGGTCTTAAACTCCTTCAACAATTCAACTCGGAAATTCATAGGCACGGCATCGTTTCTGCCGGAGATCGTATCTGCCCATTCATCACACCAAGACTCTTCTTCAGCAAACGCAGGCAGGGATATGGCCAATACTCCTACCAGTAACATTAACGCTAATATCAATCTCATTCTAATCCACCTCCTTTTCTAATACTTTGCTTTCACTCAAATCCTTTCCGGAAGTAATACCAGCTTCTACTTGGGGCACAATATCTAATTTGCCACCAACAAGAAAAGCCTTCTTCGTCAGCTCAAAGCAAAAGTAATCTTTATTCCTCTGCCACTTATTTGCCTTTTGCTTTAGTCTGAATAATTTAAGCAATCCCAAATAAACAACTCCGAGATAATCATACTTCATGTTTAACTTGCTTACCAGATAGCTGATAGTCCCATCTAAATCATAGATGTATTCCGCTTTAATCCTGTATATATCAAAAGAAGTTTTTATCTCTTGAATATCCCGCGCTCTTACTCCATAGCCAGACATTGCTTCGATAGCCAGTCTCATCTTGGGAGACACACAAATTGCAACGTGGGTATACTCAGAACCTGTTCCCCAAGCAATGAGTTTAGAAAAGCCTCTTTCTCCTTTAAAAAGAAGTATGTCTCCAGCCCTTAAATTATTCAATTCTTTTGCCTCTTTACTTTATCATTTAAGTAAACACAAACTATCCCCGCAAGTATCAGCAAACCTATTACTATCCAGAAAGTTATCAACGCGTCCTGTCCCCTTTTCTTATTTGCATATCCTTCTTGTGGTGCTCATCAAGCAATTCTTTCAAGTTGACCTTGCAGAGCATCAGTTGAGTTAAGTATTCGTCAATTTTAGTATTAGCGCCTCGTTTTACCTTACAGATTCTATTTATTATTCCGTCTTGCCTGAGCAGATTTTTGTTGACATCTTCCCAATTTTCAAGATGCTCTTTTCTCTGCTCGAATATATTCTTATATTGTTTGTCGGTCATTTTGCCATCACTCTAAATGCTAAAGCTAATATCCCAGACACAATCAATCCAACAAGCCAGAAATGAAGATTTATCTTTGTTTCCAGAATAGTAACTTTTTTGGGTATACCGTTAAGGGATTTTAATTGCATAACTACTGTGGTGCGAAACTTTATTTCATCCTTCAAATCGTCTAATTCCTGCGATGTTAACTCAATCTTTTCATTCACGATAATACTCCTTTACTTAAAATAAACCTTTGCACCTTTGGAAATAATCACTTTCACAACTGTTCCCAGCCCGCCTCCCCACGCAGACATCCTGCCTTCTATAACTATATCTTTATCAGTTACCCATACTTCAGGATAGGTGGGGATAGATATAATCTTCCAAGCCATATTTGCTTGGGCGTAGAATATAAAACATAAGAATAATAGTATTGAGATTAGGATTGTTTTCATTATTGTTTTCCGAACCATCCGAATGCTCCTCCACCTGCTCCTGCCGCCGTAACATCATCTTGGTCTGCTCCGATGTTTATTTTGTAATCTCCTGTCATATTTCCTGCCGCAAGAACATTTCCAAATTGTAGTCCTGCGTCTAAACAGGGGCTTCCAGCCAGTAAAGTGAAATCAGGCGTAGCCGCAGAGGGGTCGGTCATAGTCGCACTTGCGTCAACCTTATTAGCCCCAGCAGTTACATTAGTCCTCGTCGGCGTTGCTCCACCCCAGCAGTTGTGGTCAAAATAACTATTATTTTGTTCAGTATCCCAAGAGGCTTCTGTTGTACAACCTTCTATAATATTGTTAATTACCCTAATGTGTTCTCCCGTAGTTCCTGATATTCCTGTAGTGCAGTTGTATATAGTATTATTTACAAATACTCCTCCAGCCTGAGCTATTACGTCTATTCCAGTCGTGCAAGTATCAATGATATTATTGATAAGGGCTGTTGTAGCGAAACCTCCTCCTATCCCAGTAGTTGAGTCGTGAGCATAACAAGATATAACAGACATACTTCCAGTCGGTTCAAGAGCAACACCATTAGTAGATACGCCTTCACAATCTATTATTAAACAGTTATAAGCAAAAATACCAGAACGGCCAGCGCTTTCACTACTATTATAACCATAGCAGTTTTTGAAATATCCATAATAACCCATATTCAAACCGTCATATTCAGTTGAATTTACTCTTAGATTTTCAACTATCCAGTATCGGTAAAAATCAAATAAATTTGCCCCTGCCTCAATTAAAGGTCTATCCGTTCCCGTTGGATTATCCCCTCTTGTGGAGTCATACCCATCAACAAAAAAAGGAGCTACAGCAGTTCCTGTTTGGGTATTGGAAATACTTTCTCCTATAGTGTGTGTATTTCCTGCTCCACCACCGCTGATGTAGACTGTATTTCCTGCTGTTAAGGCTTCAAAAAAGTCATCATCTAAAGCACTACCTAAAGCAAGACACCCACCGACATTACCCGTTGCGGCAGTCATATTCTGTCCACCAACAGCACAGGTGCGGTCTATAACTACGGTGTTTCCGTTAGTATAAGCAGTTATCTCATACCACCCGACTGTAGCTTGTGTTCCTGATACGATATGAATAACATTGCCTATCATCGCCTCGGTAAATCCACCTGTTACAGAAGTTAGGTTAGTAGCAGTATCAAGACAGGCTAAGTCGGTAAGAGTAAGTATAGGTGCACCATTAGCGGGTAACGAAGCGTGAGAATAATCTGTCCCTGCTGCCCCTGCCGTAAATCCACCGCCGTTATTCATAGAGGCAGAGGAAGATTGCCCCGTCGTTCGAATTTCCCAAAGTATCGCTGCGTCTAAAGCAGCAAAACAAACTTTAGGGAATAGGAATAGCAGTAATATTATTAAGAGTTTTTTCAAAGTTTTCTCGCTCCTCTTTTGTAAATTTCTTTTCAGGTATACCTTTAGGGTCAATGCTTACACCTGCTTTTAATCTTTGTTCTTTGTTCAAAGGTTCTTTAGGCGTTAAGTCAACATTAAGTTCCCAATCCTCCCAGTCATTCTGGACTTTTATCTTACGATTATTACATCTTGTAATTGTGTCTTTGATAATAGTGTTTTTAATTTCATCTACATAAATGTTGTCTAAATTGCACCCGTCAAAAACAACTCCTGTCATTCCGTCGGGGAATATATCCTTTGCAACTTCACCCTCAACCCATTCTTGGTAAAAACAGGAGCCTCTGATTATAGTATTGTTAAATTCTTTCGGGTCTATATCTTTGAAGGATACATCGTGATAAGGAAAACCTTGATTAGAGTATTTAACATTAGTAGGCTTGTCATATTTCTCATTGATAGTTTCGGCAGAACAAACTCCACAAATCAAAAGGAATATCCAGAAGTATCTCATAAAACCTCCTATTCTGGTATGTAACCTAAAATCGTTAGTTCGTAGTAAACATCAGCATCAGCAGGGTCGGCGTCTAAGGAAATGTAAACTTTCTTCCCTGCTGGTATTATGCCGCTTCCTAAATCACTGGCCGCCATATTTGTTTCGGATGAGTTGCCTGTCGTAGTGTCTAATGCGTCAATCAATACAGCATTACCTCCAGGGAAAGCCCCTGCTCCGTTATCATCACAATACTTAAGGTCTCCTGTCAGTTCAGTGACAGGGTCGGCAGCATTGCACTGCACATACCATTTAGTTATCACTATGCCTGAAGGGTATCTATCAGCGTGAAGCCACATCAGAGGCCACTCTGCGTCCTCATCCCAAGCAGAAGCCAGAACCAATGAGCCGTGCCATATTTCAATGGTAGGAATTATTTTTGCTATTCCGTCGTTTACTCTTATAAAGTCCTCATCATTATGTGTTCCTATTCCTATAGGAAAAGTTAGCGTTGCACCATCATTTGAATACATTAACGGAAACCCACTATTACCAACGCTAAATCCCGAG